ATGCAGAAGCAACGTCAGCAGAGCACATGATCATGTTGCCCTTTCCTCTACGAGTTTCACGTGCGATTGCGTTTGCATCTCTTTCGATCTGGAATAGAAGTCCTTTGAACTTCTCAACTGACCATCTACCGTTGGAGTCAACGTCTAGGTCAAAAGTACCAGCAGTAGCAGTGTCATGTTGAGCACCACGTTTAGCGGACTTGTAGATAGTTCTAACAACTTCTCTGTTGATCTCAGCAAGAATCTCAGATGAAAGAATGTTTGCCAATTCTGACTCAGCATCCAATCCGTGAATTGCACGTAAATCTTGAGCAAGTTCAATACTGTAATCTGCCTTTAGTGCTCTTGACTTAGCAGTAACAGAAATTTTCTCGATTGAGAAACCCATCTGACGGAAGTCAGGTGCAGAACCGTCACTGTCAAGACCTTCAGAATCTTCTGTTCCCATAGCACCAGGGGCACCATAGTAACCTTGAGCAGTTGCTTCGTTAGAACCAGTGAATCCATCGTTTAGAACTGCAGGGTTGTTTCCTGATAGTGCATCAGCAGCACCAGAAACATCGTTAGCACCCTGAGTACCAGATTGGTTAGGATTAACTTCGTTATAGAATGTCTCAGCATTAGAAGTTGCAGGACCATCATAACGTGCTCTCATTGCAAAGATTAGTCCAGTAGGACCACTCATTGGTTGTACGCCTGCTAAATCGTATGCCACCAAGTTAGGCATAGCACGACGTATTAGAGAGATAAGAACTGGGTCGAAACCAGCAACAGGACCAGCAGCGGTAGCATCAGAACTGAAACCAGCGTTGCCTGAACCTGCACCAGCAGCAGCATTTGAACCAGTGCTCATTGTTGGAATTGCTTCAGATAGAATCTGACGCTCTTCACGAATCACTCTCTCTTGGTTTTCTAGAAGAATAGATGTGACAGCTTTCTTGTAGTTATCTTCAATTTTTGGAAGATCACCATGGTCAAGAACAGGTGCCCACTTCTCCTGGAGTTGTTGGGATAAACCTAACATTTTTTTATTCCTTAAGTAAAAGTAAGTGGTAAATAATTATTTCCCGTAACGGGCGATTGCGTTTACATACGCAGACATCGGACCCTCTACAGGGGACGCAACTTCACCAGTTGCAATGTCTTCCTTCAATTCAACTTTTGCTTTGGGGAAATAAGATTCCTTAATAGTTTCTAGTTTTGACTTGAAGGATTCCTCAGATTCAAACTCAACACTCTCAGCAAGTGAAGCGAACTTCTCTGCTTGAGTATCGGCAAGACCTTTAGAAACTTCGGTTACAATTGACTCTTTAACAAAAGAGTTAACTTTACCGTTGAGTGACACGTTTTTCTCAATTTGCTCATTGAGCTTTTCTTCCATTTCATCAAGTTTGTCTGTCATCTCTTGCATAACATCATATTTCTCTTCAGGTAATTTTACATAATTTTCTTCAAAAAGATTTTTCATGCCGTCCATGAAGGACTGCATCATTTCGATTTTGATACCGTTGTGGAGTTCGATTTCATTTTCTTTCTTCCACTCTTCGGCAACGTAATTGAGGAACTTGTCCATCTTCTCAGCAAGTTCTGTCTTAACAGTATCAACTTGCTCAGAAAGACGTGCCTCAAATGATTCTTCAATCTTCTTAGTTTCTTCAGCAAGTTTTGCTTTAACTGCTGCTTCAAAGATTGTTTTTGTTTTTTCTTTAAACTCCTCAGAAAGTTCTTCTCCAGCGATAAGAGCATTTACATCCTCTTCAACGCTAAATTCTGGTTCAGTAGTTTCTGCAACTACTTCTTCCTCAGAAGTTTCTTCTTCCTTTAATTTACCAGGAGCAGCATCACCTGGTTTAGCGTTTTTGGTCACATGACCGTCGCTAACCTTGGATGTACCCTTATTGGCAATCTTAGAGGAATCGTTATCCTGCTTGTAATTTTGGTTGGTAGGACCACCCAAATCTTCTTTAGAAGAATCTTGTGGAGCAGGAATAGTAGCAGCTACCATAGGATCTGCTTTGCCAGCACCATCAGTTGGTGCCTTCTCCTCAAGAGTTTCTTCAGTGAAATTTTCAAATTTCTGGTCAACTGATGCTGACATGTGCTAGTTCTCCTTATTAATAATTCTGTAGTATTTGCTATAATTTATTTATACATTACAGTCCTTTCAAGAACTGTTTAAACGCGGAAACTTTGCGTTCTTGAATGTTATGTAAAGTTGCTTGATCTAATTCTTTCTTTATAGAAGAGACATATTTCTCTTGTAAAACACCATTATTCCATACCCATTCTTTACCTTCCATAATACCTTCAACAAAAGCATCAGGTGCAGAAGGATCCGCTACAATATCTGCAGCAGTAGAGAGCATAAAATCATCACGGACATAATTTACTCCGCTTCTTTCAATAAGTGATCCAACACCTCTCGAAGATACTCCAAGTTTGACTCCTTCACCAAGTAATGATTTAGCAATCTTACCCATGGGAGTATCAAGAATTTTTGCTTTACCAATAAAGTTAAGACCTTCTTTCTTTAATGAAACAATTTTATGGGACACACGATCCAAATTAACGGTTGGACCTTCAGGATGACCAAGTTCTCCTAGTGCACGATCTTTAGAAATATAAGATTCGTTATATCTGTTAACTTCTTTTTCAAGAATATTTACGGGATATACACGTCCATTTCTATTTTTGATGTCAGATTGTAAGAAAATTCCTTCGATGAAGTGGTTCTTTTTAGATCCTTCTTCCTCTACAATGAATTGTACTGCTTCAATCTGTTCCCTGATCAGTTTCATCTTCGGTTTGTTCGGGTTCGTTTTCTAAATGGTTAAACATATTAGCACCAACCTTTTCTTTTTCAAGAGTAAGAATTTGTGCTGCCTTGTTCATAATCATATCTTTTACAGCGTCAGAAGCATCAGCAAGTTGATCCTTCATAACCATATCAACGATTTTAGTGGGTTCCATTATTTAACCTCGTTATTATTTAGTGTTTACGTTTCCTGACGCTTGAGACGCAGGAGGATTTTTCAAGTTTTTCAAATTAACTTTTTGAGTTTCCATATCAATTTCTGCGGTTTCTTTCTCTTGAGCAACCGCATCAAGTGGATCAAGAACTTGACCTGCCTTGATTTCATTATTTATCTGGTCTTGCATTTCAACAATTTCTTGCTCAGTAAAATGCAATAGTTGACGCATGACATAATCTTGAGAGAAGTACTTACCAACATAGAGATCTACTTTGTCTAGAACCTCCATCTTCTTCTCCAACATCTCAAGATCTGCAAGTTCAGCAAACTGATTATCATAGAGATAATCATACTGAATATGCTCTTTCATATCTTCCCAATCTTCAGGTGCAATAACACCTTTGAGGATTAATTGTGTTTTAAGAAGATCATGCAATAGGTCAGAAAATTTCTTACGAAGACGACCTACAAATTTTGTAAATTTAATTTCGTCTCTATTAATTTCTTCTGACTTACCTAGATCAAATGACTTATCACTTTCTAATCTAGAAGGCGGAACATTAAGTGCCTTATAGAG